ATTACTTTCCTTTTTCTCTGATAATAAATAATTTATTAACTTCGCTGCGTCCTCTGCGAACTTCTGTGTTTTGTCAAAATGTGTGGAACTACCGGTTGCCCCAAGACATATTTCATCTCCATAATTACTTGCTAATGCTACAAAATATAGGTTTCTTAATGGTAGAAAATAGTTGTCTTCTTTTACTTCAAATCTTGAAATATCAAAGTCAATGATTTCTAATCCCTCAACTTTTTTTACTTTTTCAAGTTCTAACTCGTTGTTCTTTGTGTGAATATTTACGAATAATTTCACATCAGGTTTCCATATCTTATCAATAAGCCAACTATCCATACCACCACTGTACAATAATACTTTCTTCATTTAAAACAAACCCTTTCTTATAAAACTCTTTGGTCCCTTATATTCATAATTGTCCGCCCAATTCTGAAGATATGCTATATTAAAACATTGTCTCTTTATAGTCGCTTTACTCTCTTCGCTATCGTATATAAGCTCTTCTAAACTAAACCCATATTTATTAACATATTCTTCTAATGCTTTATAACTGATTGGACAAGCATTGATGTGCCTTTTATCTTTATCTTGAAAACCACTTACTAAAATTGTGCCAAAATCTGTCATGATGCTTCCAAATGCTGCGGTTCTAATCCAAGATGTAGCATCTGAGCTTGTGAATGGAAATAATTCTAAGTGACGTATGCACGATGTCCCAAATGCGTGGGTCTTAACATTGGGATTAGAACTTGCTTGAATTATTGCGAATACTTTCCAATACCAAGCTTCACGATAGTTCAGCGGCTTATCTTTCGATGATGATATCCCAATATATGGAATGTGTTTTCCATTCTCATCTTTAAACTCAAGCATATTTTTTAACCATTTAAAATCTTCATCTTGGTGAAATATTGGAACTAATTTTTCAACACTCTTTACTTTATCTCTCATATAAAGATAATTATTCCAAGATTCTTCAGGAGCAGCTAATAATTCCTCTTTAGTTCTTATTACCCCACGTCTTCCCGGAATCTTATCCACCTGAGCAAATAAACTAATCTCAGAATCGATTCCGTTAATGTAACTAATATATTCATCCACATTAACTTCTTTACCTTTTGTATGAGCGGTGTATGCTCCTGAATCTACGAAGATTTTATTGTTTATCTTACCTTTTCGTTTATCATCACACCAATTGTTTATTGCTTTCCTTTCGCCCATCTGAGTAAATAACTTACAAACTTTTTTTTCTTTCGCATATTCCAGAACCTCGTTATAAGAAGTTCCAGCAAAATACAAATCGAATCCCATTTAGGTTCCTCCTCTCTCTATTATTATATAGAATTATTAATCTAATTGTAAAGGTTCCCCATACCAACATTCTGTTATTTCTACATCACATTTGGATGGAACAGTTAAGTCCTTTGCCGCGTCTATCATTAATTGGGAGAATCTTTCTGCTACTTCCTTAGCATTCTCTTTTGGACATTCCCCTATTAATTCATCGTGTACCGTTAATAGTAATCTAAATCCTAATTCTTTTAACTTTTTATCATTGCCTACAGCAATCATTGCCAATTTAGTCTGGTCGGCCGCTGAGCCCTGAATTCTACTATTTACACATTGACGAGTTGCTTCTGCTATATATCCACTATTGTCCTTTATTAGAATTCCTTCTGCTTTAGCTTTTGCCTTAATAGCTTCTTTCTCTTTTCGACTGTACGTTCTATTTAGAAGATTTATATATTTCTGCTTAATAGCTTCATCCACTTCTAATGGGCCATCGTCGAATTCATCTTCATCATCAAATAATGGGTCAAAGTCTTTTGGGACTCCTCCGATATAAGTGAACTCATATGGTTCAAGTTGCATGTTTGGAAGTCTTCTTTTTCTTCCCCAAACAGTTGTTACAAAGCCATAATCTCTTGCCATTGCTTCACTTTCTTCCATAAACCTTTTAAGTCCAGGGAAAGAAACCATAACTTTGTCATAAATTTCTTGCGCCTTTTTCTTAGTAATTCCTAAATCTTCTGCAATAGCTGCTACACCCTTACCATAACAAACCCCAAGTACAATTGCCTTTGCTGCTGAACGTCTTTCCTTACCTTCGGGATTCCTTGTTCCATCTTCCCTAAATTCTTTACATTCATCATATGGCATATTATATGCGATGGAAGCAATTTCTACATAAAGGTCTTTCCCTTGCTTGTAGGCATTTATCATCTTTTCATCTTTAGACATATGAGCTGTTAATCTTGGCTCTTGGGCTGAGTAGTCACTTGATAATAATACATATCCCTCACTTGCCCTAAACATTTGTCTTATCTCATCGTTATGGGATGGAATATTCTGCATATTAGGGTCAGATGAACTAAATCTTCCAGTATCTGCTCCTATCTGATTAAAAGTTGCATGTATCCTTCCTGTTTTAGGATTTACAATGGTTGGCATTTTATCAATATAAGTACTTAATAATTTAGCTATTCCTCGATATTCTAATATAGCCTTGGCCACCGGGTGGTCAATCTTGGTTAAGACTTCTTCTCCGGTTCCTCTTGGTTTTTCTTTATCCACAGGTTTAATCTTGAGGATATCATATAGCATAATTGCTATCTGAGTTGGGCTTGATATATTTACTGGATATTCTAATTTATTAGCAGCGCCTTTCTTCTCTCTATAATTATCTAAGGCTTCACCAAATTTGTCACATTCTTTATAGAATTTATCTTCTGCTTCTTTCAATTTAGCATTATACTTTTTGGATAATTTTTCCGCAAATTCAAAGTCGAATGCAATTCCAGTATCCTCCATCTCTGCTACTATGTTGATTAGCGGCATTTCTATATGATTAAATACAAAAGCAGGGCCAGTTAAATCTCTTTCAATACAAATTGGGTCATTCTCTGTTAGGAATGGTCTTTGGAATTCATATAACTCATAAGTAATCTCTGCATCCCTTGCTGCATATAAATATGCGGTATTGACTGGGATGTGAGTAAATGGGATACCTTTGAATAAACTATCAAATGTAAATGCATCTCCTTCGCCTTTTAAACAATATTTCTTATGAAGGGCTTTTAAGTTGTTTTCAGGCTCATTCTCATTTAATAATCTTGCTGCTATATATCCATCCCAGTGAGGAGTTAATTCTACCCCCAACTGATTCTTTATAACTCTAATATCAAATTTAGCATTGAACATAATTACCTTGATTTTACTATCCGCTATTCTTTGCATCTGCTTGGTTGCAAATTCATCTGATATCTGATTATCTATTTCAACTCCAGTTACATAGCTTACATGATGAAGTGGAATGTACACCGCTTTATTTCCAGGTGTATAAAGACATAATCCAGCAAGCGTACATGTTATAGGGTCAAGGCTATTAGTTTCTGTATCAATGGAAATTACTCCATTCTTAATGCATTCATTTATATACTTTTCAAATTCAGCTTCATCCCTAATTACATCATAACTATCTGCATATTTTCCTAAATTCTTATTAACTATTGCAGTTATTGTTGAGATTCTTTCAAGCAATCCGCCTCCACCTTTAATGTTTATCCCAGCATTAACATTCTTTCTGGATTGAGATGCTTTTTTTGCTAATAAAGTATCTCCCGCTCTGGTTGCCCTCGGCGGGAGATTAAATAATCCACTCATTAAAACTTATCCTGATTTCCTACTGTTCTACGTGTAGCTGGGATTCTTCTTCTACCTGCAGGAGCTTCGTTTGCGGGCTCTCTTTTTGAAGTTGAATTTCTTCTATCATTTTTTGGGTTTCTTTCTGGTGGAGCTTGTTCTTCAACATCTTCTTCAAAATATCCATTCTCCAAGAAAAACTCTAATTCTTCATAGGATTTATCAAGAATAAGTGTTCCTAATAATTCTGGCACTTCTGGTAGGTCTTCTAATGTTACATCATCTGTATCCAATGCATATGTTTCATAAGTAGTTTTAGTATCTCCCTTTTTACCATTTCTTTCAATTTCAAATGGAGTAGATACTAAAGGGTTATATCTTGCACAAAGACTGGATAGTTTACTAAAGAATGTTTTTCCTCTATCCCAAATCTTAACTTCTCCAGATTCTACATCGTATAGAATTACGAATAATCTTGCAAGAACCCTGAACTTGGCCGCACATAAAGGACAATCATCCAATGGTTGGTTATATTCTCTTAAACAGTTAACATAACGCTTCTTACCATTTACCTCAATTTCATGTACTGCATAACCTTCAACATCATCAATTGTATTATACATAAATCTTACAGTCGCTACATCTTTGTCATTCTTCATGGAGAAGAATCCTCCACCACCTTGACCTCCGTAATTCTCCACTTCGTTAATATTAAATCTTGACATAA